CTCCATCTGAAACTCTGCTTGTTTATTGCTAATGGTACCAATCGCACCATCATCTATGTTCCCTCGTACAATCGCGTGTACAATGCTGTTTGGTGTATCTTCCAACAATACTGCGGCATAGTCCCTTTCGTCTGATCTGCCAGTACGAACTGAATTGTTTACCGCTCGCCGATATGCCGAAGAAGGAGTAACCTTCGGAAAATCAAGGTCGCCATCAAGGCCATATTCCTTGGCGCAGGTATGGACGTGTTCTCTATTATGCGTACCGTGCAGACTCCAACCGCACAGATCGCCCAGATGTCTACCTGTTCCAGCGTTCAAGATCTTCTCAATATCTTCCTTAGTCATGATACCCTCCTACCACGCCATCCTTGGCCTCCGATATGGTAAGTTGCTCGCCATTTTCGCCGATAGTACGAGATGATATGCCAAGCATCGCTACCGCGTTGAACAGAATCCCAAGAGTTTCATCGCTGCACCACTCCGAAGCATCCCTGCGCAATTCCTCCACTCGTTCTGCCAATCTCTCGGCACGGCAACGGATCTGCAATCGATAGTGGCTGGCTAGATTTTCTTGTTCCCAGGCTTTTCGCTGGTCACGCATCCACCTCCTGCCTTCGTTCGCCGTTGCAAACAACTGCCGCTCGCCGCCGTATGTTGCCTCGTATACGGTAATCTCGACGGTCATACCGTTGTCCAACGTTGCCACTGTTTCTACCGGTGAGACATTGCCGGCCGGTATGCTGCCCGCATTCATCTCGCCATTTTGGATAGACCAGGCGTTTTTCGCCGACATGTCACGCATTACGCTGGCGTTCTGTTCCTGCTCTGCCTGTAGCAGTTCCGCTTCGGTAGGCTTTTTCATTTTTCCACCGCCATTCTCATTTCGATGACATCGCCGATGGACAGGCATGCCGTCTCTAGGATTACCCGCTGCTCTTCGGTTATCATCTTGTTGCGCATGGTGAGGCGAGCTAGGTTTTCGCGTATTCTTCGGAGTCTTGCTGTGGTTCGCGGGCCGTAAACGGCCTCCACCTCCCGCTTGCGATTCTCGCGTGCCGCTTTAGCGATTTCCCTCTTTAGTTCTCGTTCTTTCGCCTTTTCGCTTTTTACCCATTCGACGCATTCCTTTTTACTCTGGGCGATGAACTCTTTGCCACTGTACAATACGCGAACCATCGACACCCTGACGGTGCCAATGCCAGGAACTTCCGCGTCCTTATGGACACGCTCGTATTTGGGCGCGAATACGTTCTTCTTTTGCGTTTTTTCGTTCTTGGCACTTTCGGCTTTCACCTCCTCCGCCTTTTTCTCGATTGTCTCTTTTTTTGTGGTTTCTGTTTTTACGCTCTCTTTTTTTGTTGTCTTCTTTGCCATTTGGTTTGCCTCCAATATTTCTCGGTTTGTTTAAATAATTCTTGCTTGGTCAAAATCTACGAATACGGGTTCAGACGGTTCGATGCCTAATTCAAACATCAAAAACGCCTCCGCCTCCTCATACGTGTCAAAACTGCCTAAAAACATAAGATGGTCATTCTGTGGATCGAGAGTATGGATCTCTTTGATAATCTCAAATGTGCCAAACTCATTCTCGTATATTTCATATTGTTTCGGTATCATTTTCTGCCGAATCTTCGCCACACCCAAGTCAACACATTTCGTGATACACATTTTTTTCATTGTTCCCTCCTTGTCATGATCTAACCATATACGATTCCGTGTACGTAGTCAAGGAAAGATGTACAAAAAGTGGCTATAGGGCAACGCTCCGAAACCCTTTAGGAATTCACCGTTTTTGTGGTTTTCTGGTGAATTTACAGCGTTTTTTTGACGTTTTTTTGATTTTTTTTTGGATTTGGCCCTATTATATGTACGTAGTCATTAATAGGAGGGCATATGAGTTACGACGATATGCGATTTGCCTTGAAAGGTCTGATACCGCTATCAGAGCAAATATCACAATATTTAAATTTTGCCCAATATCTGCTTGACAACAACCATGGAATAGTCTCTCGCCGAGCAATGGTTCTGTTCCGCCTCATCGGCATTGCCGCCGACGATATTCTAAACGAACTAGTTGGTCTGGATATTCACTCTAAAGATTTTCACGAGAAGTGTATTTGCTGCGGGAAAGAAATCAAAGAGGATGCAATCGTTGACATCTATTGCACCGATTGCAGCAAGAAGAAATCAATCATCTTTAACACCTTCGCCTAAATCCCTTATAACCTCTGCCGGCGCGGCTTTGCCGTACAGTATCGCCCCGACAAACACACCGCCACCAACAAGCAACGCACCGATCAACAGGGCAATGTAAATCGCCCACTTGGGCAACGATACAATAGGCGCTGGCATAGAGTTAGCATCCGGCATTGGTATTCTTGCATTACTATCGGAGGTCAACATCTTTTTTTTAATACGCTCCCTCGCAAGACAGTCATCCTCATGCTCGCCAATCATTTCTCGCATCTGTCCGGGGAGCTTCTCCACCCTTCTTCCAACCTGCCTGACTTCATGCCAAAGACCAGTTGTTGACTGCTGGTTGGCAGCTAACTCCCTGCCCATCTGATTAATGTTCCGACTAATATCAGTAATGGTATCGGTCAGAATCTTGAGGTCTTCTTTGAATCCTTTTTCAGGCATTGTTTAAACTATCTGTTTTTATATCCCAATAACCGCCAAACTCTTGTACACTCGCGCATCCTCTCCACCTACGAAATACACCTGACCATCCGTTCCAATAGCGTATAGATGTTTCACTGTATCACCAACTAACCCTCCAGCATCACATCCAACATTAGATGCGCAGTATTTAAAGTTCACTCCGTTGTCATGCGAAATCCATATGCCTTCTCCCGAATAGTTCGATACACTACTAGGATATGTCCAGTTGCCAACCATTAGCCATGTCGTTCCACCAACATATTTTACGGCATGAAGATTGGATTTGTACATCTGTTTTGGATCTGTGAAATTAGCCTCCGTCCATGTTGTTCCCAGATCATCGGTATAGCACAATCTTCCGTCAGCTCCAGGTTTGCTGCCTACAACCAAAAGCCTTCCCGTGTTGGGATTGTAATCCATGTCTTCCATTTCAACAGGATCTACAAATGCAGAATCAGGGTCGGTCGTAGATTTCACCCATGTGTCTCCATCATCTGTACTTTGGTACAACTCCGCATATGGGTTAGTGGATTGCAAAACCAGAAACGTACTACCGCCTAGATATAACATTTTCTTATTCACATGACCCGTGAACGGAGCGGTAGTAGCTGAAAGAAAACCGCCTGTGATGCCCGATGCACCTATCCTTATGGAGGTAGATCCTGAATTTCTAGCAATTATTATAAAATTTGATGATGGTGCTTTTGTCGCCATAGCTCTAATATACCCGGTACCACCTATTGTCGCCGAAAGAACCTGATTGCTAAGCTGGCCATCCGATGCTTGTCCCCACCATACATCTCCTGATTGCATTCCGACAATATATCTTTGTATGTCTACGGCATGACCTTTAGCTGTCGCCACATCACTGCCAGCGCCCCATCCGGATGGCCCAACACCTACAAGTTTCCAATTGTCACTGAGCTGGAATTGTTTGTTGTCTGAAACCACAACAATCAAACCATTTATTTCCAAGAATCCTCGTATGTGATAATTGGTACCGACCGGCTCCATGAGAAACGGATCCCAGTTCGCCAACGCAAGTTGGTTCATCTCTGTACCTGCATATCCGTCCATATAATCAGCTACATCCCTAATCGCCCCTTCTACATCCTGAGAAGACCAGCTTATCTTTGCCAAGGGTGTCGTATAATCCCTAATCCCAACACGCTGCGCTCCGCTTATATTCGTCCCTTTAGCAAGGTCGTATACAATGGCATTCAGAGCCTCCGACACATTGGATGGAGAACCTCCAGAGCCTAGAACGGGATTGCCACCAAACCAATTATTGGAAAATGTAAAAGGTGCTCCTGATGTAGCCCAGGTGTCCAATGTATTGTATATCGTCTCTATTGCATCTCTGGCGTTGCCCTCTACCAAGTCGGTAATCGTTGCTCCTTCCACTCTGATCCAGTCTTGTCGCCTGTCTTTGTCTATTCCGGCGTTTACAATTTGCGTTTGACCATTTATCAATCTTGTGTCGGCCAGAAGTATTGCATCCTCCAGCAGATCCGGCTTGGTCGCCAGTCCAATCGTTGCCTCCGCTCCCTGGTGGACGATGAATTCACTACTCTCTAGAACCTTCGTGTAAACGGTCAGTCCATTCCCGTCTACTTCAGGATCTTGCCTGTCCACCTTGAAACGGCAAAAAACAGAAACCCAGCGTTCGTTTCCGGGTACACCTACAGCGGTTGGATTCCCGTATTCATCCACAGAACAATCCACATTGGTAAGCGCTTCAGGTTCGTTTATCCGTTCACCGATAGACGAATATCCTGTGCCTTGTGTAATATCCACGGACAGATCGGCACCCAGGTGATTCTCTGAAACATCAAATCCATCCACAATGCCCGTTAGAGCATTATCCACACTTTGGTCTCTATCGGAGTCCTCTACTTGGTCGAACGTCCAGTCAAGCACAGCCTGAGTAACCAGTTGCTTGTAGTAGTAGTCATACCTGTTCATCTCAGCCTCCTACGCCGATATTAAACACAAGGACTTTAGTAGTTTGTTGGAAACGCCTATTGCATACCATTGTTTACCATCTGTTCCCATGGCATATAATTGTGTATGTTCGGCATTTACTGGCACAACCATCGTCCAGTTCATCCCATCATCGTGCGAAACAGCTATTTGAGATAGCTCACTAGACACTATCGGACCTGAACCGACCCACGTATTGCCACCACAGTAGTGCACATTGTACATAAATGATAGCCGATCAAAATGTGCAGTATTTGTGTTGGTTAACGTGTTTACCACGTCCCATGTCGCACCATCATCATCCGAATATATAATAAGACAGCTTCCGTTAGCATAGTCTCTACCGCCGACAGCAATGATCCTGCCAGAATTGGGATTGTAATCAACATCCCATATTTCCAACGATGAATCACCTAACCATGTTCCTACGTCTTTCACATGAGACCACGTGTCACCGTCGTCGGTGGTTCTCCATATGTGATTTAAATTAGGCGATTGGTAGCTAAAGGCAAGCCATATGTTCCCCGTTACATGCATTCCGGCCTGTCTGTAGGCTTCATACCAATTAGGGCCACTAGGAGGTGTAGTAGCTGCTATCCATCCTCCTCCTATTCCTGTTGGCGCTATTCTGACTTCCACTGTTCCTGCGCTGCCACGAAATGCAATTAATTTGTCACTGGTTCTCTTTGCCATTAACAATCGGATGAAACTTGCAGTCCCGCCTATTGTGGTCGCCAATTCCGTGCTCCAAGCAGCATCGTCGGCTTCTTCAATGTAATGTATATCTGGATTGCTACCATCCCATCTTACAACCATGTAATACTTAGAGTTGGCTATACCTGTGAACCCTAGCGATCCATTAGGATATGCTGCACAACTGTTTATGGTTGTCCCATCTCCGCCTAGCCAATATGCCTCACTGTCACCAACCAGCATTACATGTCCCCACTTGATGGTGTTGTCCCCCTGTCTGACGGGTGGAATATACAATATCTTCTTCATTGGAGATGTTGGCGCAGGAGATATTTCCGCCATTTCTTGCCAATTTGCCAATTGTAATTGGTATTGCTGTGTTCCACCTGAGTATCCGTCTACAAAATCCGTAATAGCCCTCAAAGCTCCTTCAACGTTGGTATTGGGCCAGCTCAAATTTGCCAGGGGAGGAGTGTATCCGCGAATACCTATCTTCTGGCCACCGCTTACATTGGTGTTTTTGGCAAGATCAAAAACGATAGCGTTAATCGCTTGCACCATCTGGGTGACTGGTGGTGTAACGCCGTTCACTGCCACACTGCCATACCATGTTTCGGTGAAGGAGAAAGGAGCACCGTTAGTAGCCCAATCGTCAACGACATTGTAAAGCTCTTCCATTGCATCGCGAGAGTTTCCCGCTATCAGATCGGTAAGCGTATCTCCTGAAACATTTATCCAGTCCTGTCTTCTGTCGGTAAAGATGTGCAAAGCCGTCTGAATGGTTGACTGTCCATAAACCAAGTTTATGTCTGCCAACAACAGTGAATCGTCCAGCGATTCTGGTCGAAATGCCGCTCCAATTGTGTCTTCCGCAGCTTGATGAACGATCAGTTCACAATCCTCGTATTGCCGCGTGTACACCTGATTGCCGTTTCCGTCTATGGCGGGGTCCTGCTGTGTTCTCTTGAACCTAGCAAAAATAGACAACCATCGCTCGTTACCTGAAACAGTAACGTCGGTGCTCACACCGTATTCGTCCACCGAGCAGTCTAGGTTGGTAGAGAATTCTGACTCGAATATCCTGGCGCCCTCTTCGGTGTATCCAACGCCCTGAGAAACGTTCACCGTCATGTCGGGAGTGGCGTTTTCTGTAACGTCAAACCCATCCATGATGCCGTTTAGCGCGGCATCGGCAAACTGATTATGATCGGCCAGCTCCGCCTGCTCGAAAACCCAATCCATAACGGACTGCGTGACGATCTGGCGAAAGTAAAAATCGAATAGGTTCATCCTAAACCTCCTACTGCGTCAGGACGGTCGTTACATCCAGTTCTTTTATCCCCACCAACCAGCCATCTGGCAATGGCGGAGGCAATGCTGTTCTGATATTCACAAGGTGTTCATGGGCCGGTTTCATGTACTCCGCTATCCACCTAATATGCTGTTCCGTTTCGGCATCCACTTCCGCCTCTGTCTCAATATCGAAAGAATATAATGTGTAGGAATCTTCTGGCGCGAGTATCGCTCCGCCAGTGCCGCCGTACACATCGGAATCAAAGTTTAAAACGTCATTCGCCGTTCCGCCAGTTATCTGTATCCAAGCTCCCGCACCGGCAGTGTTTGAATAACAGGAAATTCTTTTTGCATCCGTCCCAGACGCCGTATCACCTGGCGCAATGCCAAGAGGTGTCAGTGCACTGCCGCTATTGAATTTTATCTCGGCATCGGCACCGGTGTGGATCGTGGTAAGCGTTATGTCTTCGGTCACCTCCGCCACGCTCACCAAGATTTCGTCCGCCAGATCTGTTTGTATTCGCGCAGCCACTTCGCTGGCAGTGACCACTCCCGGTGTCTCGAAATCTTCGGCGTGAAAGATCACAGAAGCCGCCGCTCCGTTGATCTCCATCTGGACGTCTTCTCCACCCGTCAGACTGTACGTTCCGCCCCCTATGACGTATGAAGCCGGTGTACCTGCTGCATTCACGTAGGCACCACCTTCTTGCATCTGGGCATTGATTACGTCCACAACTTCCGACGCCAGCGCGGCGGACGGAACCACAAAGTTCGAAGGTACAAAATAGATCGTCTGCTCTCCAGCGTACCCGTCCACCTCCAAGGTCAGTTGCTTCTCCGTGGAAAGATCGTAAGTCTCACCGCTATCACAAAGAACTTCCGCCAAACCGCCTTCGCCAAGCTCGTCCTCTCCAAGTATCCAACCTTCCGAGGCTGCGGGAATCACATGAACGACCTCGCCAAGCAAAAACCATATGGTGTCCTCAATGCCGGGGGCAGTCCCTTTCAGCTTGTAGATGTCAACCAATACCCTGAGCAACTTCCTTCTGTCATTTTCGTCCAGGTCGTATTCGTCTGGGTCGAACGGATTGCCAAGATCGTAAAGCATCGCCTCGATCTGGTCGTCCGTCGCCGTATCAGGATCAAACTGATCGGTAAAACGATCCACGTCATTGAGCAAAAGTCCAAGCAGTTCGGCAAAGCAATTGGAGAACCGCTCTAAATCCCGTGTGGCGTCTTCCTCTCTGTTCTTAAGAGGCACCATCATGGTCCAGTGATCAAATCTCCTGCCCTCCACTGGAGGTATCTGGAATCCCGTGAACTGCGCCGTAGAGCCGTCAGGGTCCATGGCGTTGCCACTTGAGTCTTCCACTGTAGGGTCAACGTCTATCTGGTACAGACAGCCCTGTGTTTGCTCCCAGTTGAATACTAGGTCGAATTGTGTACCGCCGCTGCCGTCCACCTCGGTTATACCGACAACTTCAAGCGTAACTCCCGGCAGCGGATCTTCGTTCAACCTCGTAATAGTGTCCGCCCACTTGTCCAAATCCAGTACAGACCCATCGCCACTGGTAGCCATCTCATCGTCAAAGGTGATGCGAACCGTAAACAGATCGATGGCATCGGCATCGATAATAGAAGGAGGAGTTAAATCTTCTATCGTGAAAGACCAAGAGAAATTCAGTGTAGCCCCGCCCTCGGGGTGCCCATATGGATAGTGACCATAAGGCACATGGCCATAGCCATCGCTCAAGGTCATATCTAGATCAACATCCACCACCTGCTCGCTGGAGAACGGAGATGGAGAAGGTTGCTCAAGCACCACCTTCCATCCAACATAGGGGTCGTCCGACGTGGTAGCGTCCACATCCCCATCCCAAGGAAACACGGGGGAAAACGTCACGCCGTCATAGGAACCAACGACCGCGCCTTCAATGCTCACAGTAAAGCTGGGAGACGGCAAGGCATCTAGCGGGTCGGCATCCAAATCCACAATCAAAAAATGGATGTCCGTGTTGATCTTTATGTTCTCTTCGTCAGGCTGCGGATCGCGTTGTATCACTACAAAACGGTCACCAACTACAGTTGCCTCCGCCTGATCAACAGACAGTATCGCCGCGAGCTGTTCAATTGTTATGAATGTTTCTGTAGTTGCTGCCATCTTTGCCTCACCGCATAATATCCCGACGAAATGCCCTTATCAACAAACTACTTTTCAAGCTCTCCAAGTTCTTTTTCTGGCGGTTCTTCTATCACCTCGGCATCGTAGTGCTCTTCTTTTTCCTCTAACGTGGTTGCCACACGCTCGATTGTACCGGCATTCAACCTCTCGGTGAACTCGGTACATGTCTGATAATCCACCGACGTGGAGAATGCCTTCTTGGCGCAAGAAAGACACACACTCTCGCTGGTCTTATCGTCAAATGACACCTTCACACGTTCGGCCACCAAACCAGAACAAACTTCGCACTCGGCAGACTTAACTTCTACCTCTGACAAGGATATTTCTTTAAGTGTCAGTTCAGACATTTTGTGCCACGCTCCATATGTCCGTGTAAAGCTGTGTAAGCCGTGAACCAGTTCCCAGCTTCTCACAGCGGCAGCTAAAGTTGATCCCGTTAGTGGGAACCCTGAAAGCTGTTACCGTGCCATGAGCCTGAACAACATGCTGTGAAGCCAATCTCCATGTGGCCGCCTCACCTGTTCCGTAAGTAGAGAACTCCAAATCCATCCATCCACTACTTGCGCCACCAGTAGGTAAAGCTACCCCCGTGTCCCATGTCTGCTCTCCCCATGAAGAATTTGGCTTGGCGGCGATCAGGTAATTGGTCTCTGAATAAAGGGCACGCAATTCTAAAAAGCCGTTATAGGTAGAAGATTCACGCAAGCCAATTCGCACATACTCATTTTCGCTGGCGGAGAAAGCAGCTATCTTGAACCGTGTCCAGAACTTGAATTCCTTCGATGTTAGCACGGAACCTAGCGTCAGGGCATCTACCGTAATCCAACTACCACTTCCAGCCTCCGCACCTATCCGCATCGCACCGTTGACCATCTCCGATCCAACCGTCTCGACAACTGGATTGCCAGGTACATAAACCGCCGACTTGCTCACACTGTACAAGGTTGATCTGTAATCCCTCCCGAGAAAATCGTCCTTGTACACCACCGTGTTCGATGCTGCGCTGGCCATCAGGTATGACTCCAATCTCGGTTCTGCCACACTTTTATTTCATCGACATCTAAACCACGCTCGTTACTAGAATCATTCGACCAAAACCAATAGCTAGGCATCAAATTATTGCCAGTCAGGTTGGCGTTATTCAATGTAACTGGCGTCCCACTGTCAAGTTGGACAGTGACATTGCCTGAGCTGCCAAAACATTTAATGCGGACCTCATGCCAGCTATTATCCGCACCAACACCAAAACTGACAGACTGCTGGTTAACGCCTCCTATGTTTGACTGCGCGTTGAAACTAAAACCAGTTCCCCAGTATGATTTAATACCAAACCATGTATTGGAAAACGCAACGGCAGATCCGGCAAAGCCTATCCAACAGTCGTTATAATTCAGTGATCCACTAGTGAAGGTGGTCAGCTTGAACCGCGCATACATGTTCAGATCTCTGCCGCGCTGCCAACAGAATGCATTGCCCGCAGAAAACTGCCCCTGTGACGGGCCGTCCCAGGAGTTGGCCTTCATCTTGACGCCAAGGTATCCACCGCTTATGTAGTGACTCACGTATCCATTAGGAGTATACCAGGAGGAATTCGCCTGATAACTATCAGGTATGCTAGTACTAAAGTTGTCATACAAAAGCGTTGTTTGTCTTGATAACATATGAACAACTCCTAGGTCTCTGACACCGCAGCACCTATGCGAACGATCTCCACCCTCGTATAAGTTTCGGAAGTTCCTGTACTCGATGCCTTACCGAAACCATACCCCGAAACCGTTCTGGCACACCAATGCTGAACTTCATATTCCACATTGGTACCGGTCTGGTTTACTTCACAAGTCAACGTCGCTTGAGTTTGTGTTTCTTCCCACACATAGCCACACATCGCCGACTGGCCTGTATGTTCCACACTGATGCCCGTGTAGTTGTACAACCTCACCTGATGTCTATCGACGGCATTTCCAGGACACGAAATTCTGAATATGTATTTACCCGCCAGCGCTAGCTTGATCCTATTACTCGTAACGGTAATGCTACTGTCCGCATAGTCTATCGTATTCAGAGCCCTAACTGTCCATGTCGCCGAGGCACTGCTTCCGCCGTCCGTGCCGTTTGACTTCTGATCTGTTATGACTGCTCTAATGGCAGCTCCAGAAGGTGCAGTCCAATTACCTTTTCCATCCAGATATTCTGAATCCACATTGCTCAGAACCGGGCAAAGACCCTTGTTAGAAGTAGTCACTACAGGTATTTGATCCGCGCCAGTTACGTGGGACGCTTGGTGCGCTGTCGGCGTTCTGGCATCTGTGTTACGCGGATCAGAATCGGTCACATATTTGTTTGAAGCAGACGGTGTGTCATTAGTACCAGCAAGAGCACCTCCTTCGTCCTCTGTTATATGACCGTAATACGGCGGCGAAGCTCCAGGGTCTCCCCTGTCTATGTTCGTTGTATCGTTATGCCTCTGTGCACCAGAGCCAATGAATTGCGCCAAAAACGGACTAAACGTCTCCAAGGTCGAGGCACTCTTCAATACTATGATCTTGCCAACCAGGAAAGTGAAATCGGCTACTATGCCAGGTAGCGCGGAAGGCGGCTGTGCATCGAGCGCTTCCGAATAGGTGTAGTTACCGGTTCCATAAACCACATGCTTATGGCCGCCGTTGTAGTCCATATAAAACCAATGCACACCATATTTGTTATTATCCAAAGTCGCCAGACCAACTCCGTAATCGTTGTATTGCGTATTGTCGATCTGTGACTGTGCCGCAACACTTTGCCACGCTCCGTCGTTGTACCATGTGGTGAAATCGTCCGCCCCAGTAGTATCGTAGGCGGTGGACAGCTTTCGCATCAAGCCGATATAGTAAATCCCAGGAGAAAGAGTAAGATACCTGCCACTTGAACCAACTAACAAGGTTCCTTTCGCCACCTCCGGTGCGTAGGCGTTCAGTTCGTTACACTTTCCGATTATCCTCGTGTTGAAATTAGTTATCCACGAACCAGCAGGGCTTATATGAACGGTTGTTCCTACTCGGTACACGGTGCCGATATAGGCATAGTCCTTCATGTTGAATTTTGAGGTCGCCGTATCTATCGACACTTGAGGACTGCCCGAGTTGTAATAGATGAACACATGGTTGGCATCGTCATCGGTCAAGGACAATCCCGACTCCAAGGCAAAATCGAAGTATTTAGTCTGTGCTATATCGTCGTTAGATACCTTGGTAATCGCTGAACCGGCCGCCACGTTGATCGTTCCGCTACCACCGTCTGTTATTTCGCCACCTTCGATCAAAGCAGGACCGGCAAATATATTTTGCAAATCTTGGAGTGTTCTGTAAGTAGGCGTTCCAACAGCATCGAACTCTACATTCTCCGCAGCGATGGGTATTCCATGGCCTACCATGTTGTTGTTTTTCAACCAGACGTTTGAGCCAACACGGTAGGCGATAGGAACAACGTCTTGATCGGTAAACGGCGGAGCGCCGGCACTCATGACGACCGTAGTCGTCTGGTATGGACGCGGAACAACCACATAGGCAAACCAGCCATCGTTAACGACTATACTGGATGCGTTTACGGTTATTATTCCCTGCTGTCTCGGGTTCGCTATTTTCAACTCGGTCCAAGACAGCGTATCCGTACCGACATCCCAGGAAAATTCACCAGCCACTATCTGGTTTTTATCTTCTACATTGGCCAGTATCCAGTCGTCCAGATCGGTCATTCGATTCACATCGGACGACCAGTATGGATCTTCCCATTCGCTAGGACTTCGAATACCCATCTTTGGCGTCATCCACATTTTGTCTCTCCTATGTGACGATTATCGGAGGTACTATTTTTTCGTATTGAAGTCGGTACGCCACCTCATGAGCACCAACTAAATGCCTAATAGGCACCTTGAAATCTACCCAATTCCTCTCCTCATCTTCTTCTATCACCCGCTCTCCGTATAGCGCCCCATCCACCAATATCTTCATCTTCCATTCGAATTCGTCTTCGGGGCCAAGCTCCGTACACTGATCATAGGAATTTGATATTTCCGTCAGGTTTAATCGCGTATTCAACAAGCGCATCTGGTCCATGCCGCCAACAAAATTGCCGCTTCCATATTGTATCGAACAATCGACTGGCGGCTGTGTAGGTGCCAGGGTAAAAGTGTTGCTCGCCTGTCCGACAAGTGCACCGTTTTCATAAAGCTGCATTTGGTATGGCGGTGAAGACGCCAAACGAAAAGTAATGGTATACAGCTTCCAGCCAGGCGGAGAGTCAATGACAAAGTTTTCGATCTGGTAATACTCGGAAGATGCACCATCATAATGCCGAACCCAAAACTCCCATTCGTGCAAACCGGCAACACCCTCCATCCAAATTTCCATGCCCCCATCATCGGGCACCACTTGCCGAATCATCAGAACACGGACATTTCTACCGGTAGAAACAGAATAATAGGACGTGTCGAAATTCATCCACCATTGAAAGGTGTAGCTGCTCAGGGTAGCGGATATGGCCTGGGGATTATTCAGTCCCTGCATGCTGGCAGTTTGTGGTGTTCTCCATATCCTGCAATATGTGTTTTCCGGCGAGTATGTTTCCGTACCAACTACCAAAACACCAGCAACGCCTGACTTTGTCAGCGTAAAGCCACCAGGCTTTAGGTTCTTCACCGTGTCGGATGCACTGTCGAAGTTGAAGGCAAACTGTGTATAATCTTCGTCATATTCAAACCCAGACGGAGGTTGATACTTGGTCATCAGTGTTCCAACAGTATCAAAGGTCGCGCCGACCAGATCGTAGCCTGTCAGATCCACAATCTGTTTCACCTCAGTGAAGTCGCCTGACGTGGTCCTGATCGGCTCGCTTAGACCTTCCACTCCGAGCAGGAACACATTCTGGCCGTCTGGCGGTGTAATCGCCTCGGGCCTTATACGGCCAGAATGATAGCCGCGGTCTTTGTCGAACCAACTGGCCATCAGGTAGCCCTTTCTGCCTGCAAGGCATCAAAAGCTCCACGCCTGTTCAATGCCTCGTTTATGCAAAAAGCGAAGCCTACGTATCCGCCCCACAGCGGCGCAGTTCCAGACGCGATGTCCAAGGCGTCATCGATGAATCCATCTCCGGGAAAGCCAGCGATATTTTGCCAATCTGGGCTGTGGATGGTGTGCAAGGCCAGGTTGGATTCCTTGCACTTGATCAGCACATCGCCAGTAGGCTGGACGATAACTTCCATCGTAAGGTGGTGCCACAGCCCGTCTCCCATGCTGTACTCTGCCGAGCTGGACACCAGGACCTTCAGATCTTCATCATCCTCGATGATTCCACCAGCAATCATGCCCTTCGCCAGAACAATCTTATACGGGTCGGCATCGGACAAACCAAGCATGTAGGCATTGTCATTCACACTCGGCGGCCCGCCCTGTGCACAGAAGAAAAGCAGAGGCGTCATGCCGGTATTATTCGGCGACGCCACCCGTTTGATCGCGCCCCTCACGATCCCTCCGCCATCTGCCAAAGTAGGCCCGGAGCCGGTAGGAGTGAAACCCGATAGGTCTACAAACTTCCCGTGTGCACCGGTTACCGTGCTTACGAGTGAATTGTATCCGTAGACGTAACCGTTAGTTCCGTTAGGGCCTGCGATACCAGCCGTAACACCTCGTTTAAGGTTCGCCGTACTCAACGAACTGTCCAGATCTGCCCAATCTTCTTGCCCCATAGCCTACTCCTTATGTCCATACTTCTTCCGGCCAATTAGCCGGAATGAATTCTTCCATGTCATTCACTCCAGAATCGAACATGGCATCCGCCAGATCGCCAGGCAGGTAAGATGGCTTCCATGCCGATCCAGGACCAAACCAACCAACAAGAGTGAATCGCTCAACCACTGTTGGGTCAGGTATCCCCGTATCAAATATCGCCTCTATATGCTCGTACTGCAACGGATAAGTTCCATTGTACGTATCGGTGACAATGACAAACGACATGAAGGAAAAGTGGTCCAACAAAAATACATCTTCAGGGTCCGTCCCGGCAACGTAGTCCAACATCCACGCCTTTGCCTTGATCTTGCCCTGCATGCCGTTCGGCCCGAAACCAATCAGCCCTAAAATGGCTCTTGCGTCGGCACCCTTAGTCTCTTCAGGCACTCCGAACATGGCGGCGTGAGCCACTGTGGACGTTCCGTCCCATCCAAACGATATTCCCGAATCATCACCATCCGTCCATGCTGTGAACTGCAAGCCGATGTCTCCGACCTTGGTATTCCAGAACGCCTCGATCATCGCGGCCAGCGAAGTGGCGTCCGCATACTCCCCTACAGTCAACACTATTGGCACGATACCAATTGCATCAGCCCAAACACACATCCTGTTTTTGTCTGGTGGAATGGTCAGCGGAAAAGTCAAAGCCGATCCCTTTATCGCTCCATCTTTCTGCACACCGGGATGCCACAGCGGACCAACAGAAGTACTGAATGGATCGTTGCCCCACGCTTCGCCAAGCTGTTCCATTTCCAACGGCAGTTTGTTCGAACCAGCAGCCTGGTCGTACCATCCGTTAAACCCGGTCGGACCCAAGTAGGGGCCCTTTACGTCTTGATCTGGCCTCAAGAAAATCCAATCGTCACGCCATGGAGTACCTGTCACATACCCCGATTCGCTCCAAACCAACCAAAGTGCAAACTCCTCCATAGTCGATTCGTACAAAGTGACACCAGCATTGAATAAAGCGCTGGCCAGGACTGCCTCGGAAATATCGTCAAACCATTCGTCAGGATCGAACCAGCCAGGGCCGAATTCTTCCATGGCAGTTTGCCACTGTTCATAATCTGGATCCTGCGTGTTGAATTCTGCCCACTCGGTTCCCTGTTGGAACGAGTACCAATTCCAATCCTTCGCCTCACCTGGCCGGTTGCTGTCGGCCGGCAGTTCAAACGACGGGTTAGAAAATGGTTCTTCAGGGGCCTGGAAGGAGCTGTGCATGTCTTGATCTGTGACGGGGTCACCAAACACTGTGGCATATCGAAACAGCCCCTGAAAGCCCTTGTGCGAGCTGTACGACCCTATCCGCGCATTCTCAGTGCCACGAATCAGCAAACCTCCGTTGATCTTGCTGGCTCGTGCCAGCCCATCTACCACGATCCTAAGCTCGTAATTATCATGCCCTATCGACGTTCCCCGAATTCCCGTCCATGCAAACCCGATGTCTATCTGCCGATCGCTTATCTCCGAAACGTCGGGTATGTCATATTCTAGATCGTCCCAATCGGACAGGCCGCTGTCGAATATCCGCACAACAAACTTGCCGCTTGTCGCTCCAGTTGACTTCCAGTACAGACCTATTCCGTTATCCGTTGGCGTAGGGCTGGCGTTCAGGATGTCGCCGAAAGAAACGATTGCCCTGTCTTCTCCCCAAGTCTCCATAGCATCGAACCTGGCACGCATGTAAAAGGCGAACGGTGCCTTGTATCCGTACGAATATGCGTCACAAGTGGCAAGCGGCTCGGGCTTTTCCGAACTAAATATCTCAATGTACCTAGCATCGGAATTTCCTACGGCAAAAAGCGAGGTGTCGGCGTTCAACCTGGAACATATGCCCAGCTCGGGATCGCTGTATCGCAGATCTTCTGGACCACGGTCAGCACCAACAGGCACATGCATCAGGTCGGTCACCGGCCGCCGCAGCTCCATGTCATATCCTGCCGTGCTCCCTGTAAGCCATTCCCAGTGTTGATCCCACCCTCTTTGGCTCCAGCTCGACAAATCGGGAACCCAGGGCTCGAACTGCGGCACAGAAATTTCGGAGAAGCAAACCCTTTCCAGCGACCACGGCTCGGGCACTCCGGTGTATTCTTTCGTAATGCCATCAAACAGTGAGACGATCAGTCCAATCTCGTCTGGCGGAGCTGGAGCCATGTTGGAACGCAAATCAACCGACAAAGGCGACCCAACCGTAATCCAAGAGCCGCCAGACTTGTATTGCATCGATATGTTCCACAAAGGAGCTCCGCCACTGACAACTACCCTAACCTCTCCTGTAGTGATTCCGTTTTGTGTCGCCAAGGACTCTGTAACCACCTCCGGTCCCGGAGAAGGAACGCGATCCAGATGCCCTGAATGATGCGACCAGTCAGCGTCCGCCTCTCGCTTTCCGTGAAGCATATCGAGAACGTGGTCTGTCCTCTCAGCATAGGTATTAAACGCGCCGAGCATCAGCCCTGTCCACTTTGCCCGGCTGGAAAATTGCTCCCTCAGCGTTTCGTCGGACCACTTTATCCGATACTCGCCATTCAAACCACCTTCGTACATAGTGCCCGCCCAGCCGCGCAGCGCTATCCGCCATCCTAAATTCGCATACCGAAATTGCCTCACGTACAGATCGGACAGATCGTATGGATCTGGACCAGGCGCCGGGAAGGTTAGATTGTCAGGCAACCAATCGTAATTAGAAACACTAACTCCTTTGTTCGGCGTCACGCCACCGCTGAATTCAACCGTTCTGGCAAATGAAAAACTAGTACCGTCAAAGATCTTTGGCACGGCGGTAAGCGCAACCATTTTCTTGAAGCTGTCCAACTGTGCCTGTGTCGGAGAATCGTCGAGCGTTATCACGAGCGGGCCGTTTGCCTGCGCTGTTATTAGCGAGGCGTTCCAGGAAGGGTCCCAAAAAATGTACGGCTTAGCCATGTCAGATCTCCGTGCCGGTATCTCCGTTGATTACGGTTACCGTGCCAAGCGCAGGGAATTTCCAGTTGTTTATCGCCACGTCATCGCGCAGATCGTTCAGTAGAAATCCTGTCGGCCCGGCGTCTACCTTCCTGATGTACGTCCGTAAATCACGGACCACGTCAAACACATCGCTCCAAGCTACCTCGCCAGCAGGATTCCCGTCCACATCCTTGTAGTTGTATCCAAAGTCAACGTTTGGGTTGACGGTGCCATCCGCAAGCATAGGCTCAAAGAAGTCTTCCAGAGCTTCTATTACTGCGGCCTTTGCGGCTGAAGGAACAGCACCACTCTTGAGGTATATCGTCGCTTGGACATTTATCGATAGGTAGGAAGCAGCAAGCACTTCCAACTGGAACGTTACCGTTTTGGGATAGGTTACAGTAACCATTTCGTACACATCGTCCAGCATGGACTGAGATGGCACACCGCCCGTAACCGGTATGATGTAGAGCTGTCCCCTGTTCTCACCTATCGACACCTCTTCGTTGGAGGTCAGCATCAAAGCACGGCCAACTCCATCGACCCGCTTGGCGTTTATTTCATAGTCTTCCCGAGCAACTGTTCTGTTCAGGGCACGCAAAGATTCAGGAGCATTCACCCGAGCAGCCTCTACCTCCTCACGTGGACTACCGCCCTCAGCGTCAACCGCGTTTGTGGCCACAATATTCGCTCGGACTCCATAGATGTCGTAAAAATCAGAACCTACTTTGGTAAGAGTATCCGCCTCTACATTTCCAGATACGCCTCCACCAGTCTGATAGCTACATTCAATATTTCCTACTGGTATCACGCCATTTTTGTTGTCGCCAAAGATGAACTCGGCTCGGTCGTTCTGGTCTACTTCGAGGCGATAGTGGGGATCGTTTGGACCACTATTGAAGAATGACGCCACACGCACCCATGGCCCCTGAGTCGGTGTGCTCACTTCGTCGGTATCGGTCAGAAACGGCCCAAACGGCACCAGTATTCTCTGGTCTGCCTTACCAGTAGATGCCACAACATATGGCACTTGTGTAAGGCTATGCCTCCAGGAAAACGTCTTCTCTATCTCACCAGAAGACACATCGAAAGTGATACTGGAATCCTGCAACTCGCCTTTTATCGGATTGGTAATTGCCTTTGTTGAAATGATGACCGGAGAGGAAGACGGAGAAACCGTGCCGCTCAGTTGCTCTGGGTTGGTAATCGTCAATGTCACATCGCACGTCGCCGCCGTCGCGCCGCTCAGGCTGTAGCCAATCAGCTTCGCCAAGGCAATCATGTTCTTTCGCAATTGGACAAAAGCAAATCGACCTTCTCTCGCCTGCTGATCTTGATAGAAGTTGAGAACATC